GGTTTAATAATTCCGTTTAACACTTTGTGCGATGGCCTTACGGCGTCGTCCCCGGCCGTTACCCATTCAAGGTATGGGAAGGTCTTTTTTGTTTTTTGAGCTTCGCTAAAAAATTGGGCCGTTTGCGCGCGAGCAAAGGCAGTGTCGTATTCAGTTTTAAGGTGGCGCTCGTTATATTCTTTTAAAACGCCCACGGCCGCGTTTCTAAAATCTTGATAGGTTTCGTATTTACCAATCAAGTCGCCTATTTTGTTTAAATACTTAAATGATTTGAAGCTACTAAACAACGCCACGCTATCTTTTAGGGCCGCTTCAAGTGCGACGTCTTTTTCCGTTGTGGTTTGCGAGGCCATTCCGCGCCCAATAGCGTCGTTTAATTGCTTAACCGTGAGTTCGTGCAATTTTTGCACATTCTCGTTTGAAAGCCCTTTAATATCCGCTTTCAATATTTTCGACCAAAATCCACGCGCTATATTGAAGAACAAAGCCGTCAAATCAAAAGCCGCCGTCGGCTTAAGCTCGGCTACGGCTATAGGCCCACGGTCGGACTCGTCTGTATCTTCGCTTGGTTCATCTTGCGATTGTCCGTTGTTTTGCGCGCTTGGCTCTTTGGCTTGGTTTAACTTTGGTATGTTTATTTGTACATTGAACTCGTCTCTTATTTGCTTGGCAAGTCTTCGGTCTTGTTGAAGCGCCGCGTAGTTTTGCATGACGCCTTGGACAATATTCCATCTTGTTTCTTTAGAAAGTTCTTTCGTTTTGTCCCACTCAAACGAATACCCTTCAAAATTGTATGCACGCTTACTTGTAAGATAAGGGAGAAGCCTATCGTTTATTAAAGATGCAATCCATTCCTCGTCTTCCTCAAACACATTGTCCTGTTCGCGTTCATGAACTTCTGACTGGGATAAAGAAGAACCGTCCTCAATAGTCATTGTTTGGCCAAGAACAGCCTTGCTTATCTCAGCATTGGCAAGTTTAACCTGCTCTTGGAACACTTCATGTGCGTCGCTTTGTCCGCTTGGGGTAATCTCAATTTCAGTCCCGTGAGGCAAAATGGCATAGGCGGCCGGGCCCATATCTTGCATGGCTTGCTCAATGATTCTTCTTTGTTTGTCGTCGTTTGTATTTGTGCGCACCGTTCGAATCGGCATGCCAAATATTTCGCCAAATTGCGACCATGCCGCCCTTGCCGATTTTTTAAAAATCCAATCTAATGCGACGCCAAATAACAGGCCGAAGTTTTCTGTATCTATTAGCATGTTGTCCGGGTAATCGTCAATTAAGACGCCTTCCGTGTCAGAATTTATAATAAGAAATTCCCTCCATTCCGGAACAACATTTTTTCTGTCCAACGATTTTACGTGATGTATTTCGTCATCGTAGGTTAATTCGAATTCAAGCAATGAATAACCATAAAATAAAGCCTCCATCAAAAATTTTCTATAAATCCGAAACCAATTTTTATGAATACGATTTGTTAACGCTTCGTTCTCTTTGCCGTTAGCATCAATAATTTTAAACTTTTTGTTTGTAATATTATATATGCGTTTGTTCATCACGCCTTTTATGTGCCCATCAATCGCTACATCGTCGTATATCCGAATTAGTTGTTTTCGCCGTGGATATATTATATTTTCTGCATAATTCCGTGCTTCTTTCCACTCCGAAAACCCCTTTATATAGTGAGAATTTGCTAATTTTGTATAAATAGTTGAAAGCGAATTTTCACTCGTCTTTACATTTTTTTCAGGCGGCGGCTTAGGATATAAAATATTTGCGGCGCGTTTGTATAAGCTATTAAATATGGCCATAGTTTTGTATTAAAATAAGTCTCTTACGTTGTTTGTTGAAAAATATCCAAATCTGTGCGAGTCGGAGTCTTCTTTTCCGTCCATATCAACATCCAAGAAGGGAAGCCGTGCGTTTATCTTTCCGCTGTTCACCAACTTTAACCATGCCATCGCGGCTTCATAGGAATCAACCCTATGCTCTGCAATCTGATCGGAATTTACGCGCTTGTGTAGCTCGTAAAGCATGCAATCAATAAGCATAAGCGTGATTTTTTCTGAACGACTAAAAACCAAGCTCCAAATAGTAGCGTCCGTACCGGGAGTAGTACCGGTATCAATTTGAAGCGTTTTATATAATTTATTTTGATAACGAATGACGGAGTCAATTGCGTAGCTTTCAACCGCGTCCCATGCTTCATATTCTAAAAACACTTTCTTAACGTCGTAACGGCCCGTTAAATAATCTTTAAACTTGCTAATACATGACGCCTCAATGACGTCTAAAAAAGCGTCGTTGCCGTCCGTAAGTTGATTTAAAACCGTTTCGCGAATGATGTTGTACAAGTCGCTTTTTGCCAAATACTCCATTATAAAGCAGATTTTAGTGATTTTCTTTTCCCTACTATTATGTCGCCGACTCCAATACTTTTTTGCCTATTTAGCAAAAATAGTGCGCCTTCTACCGCGTCGGGCCAATCGTCGGGCGCGCCGCTTCCCTCTTCAAAGGCGAGAAGGTGATCAATCGCACTTTCGCAGTCCGTATTGTCTTTTATTTTTTCATTGAAGTAAACGACGCCTCGCTGAAAGAATGGCGCAATAGAAAGTATTCGACTAAACTTTTGCGGCTTTTTTCTTGTGTCCGGCACAATTGGAAGAAACTGCCATCTTTTAGCGCCCTCTTCGTTGTAGTCTTTGAACAAATAGTCTTGAAGCATATTAGCCTCAAGATACATGGACAATGAGATACCTTGGTGCGCATATTGGTTGTAGCGCTCAAATTGATAACTAATCATCTCTAAAACTGTGCATTGACGATTAAACACGTCTATGATATGAAATTCGTATGTGTTGCCGGATTGCAACAAGCCGACCTCTACGGTAGCTTTGAAGTCGCTAAACTTTGTATCCTTAAATGAGGGGTCGGTATAGCTAATGATAGCGGAATATTGATTTAGGGGCTTTATCTTAGTGAACCGTATCCACTCTTTTTTAAATATTTTACCCTTACGCATGGGGTTATTCATATATTCCTGCTCAAATGATATGTAGTCCCTTTCTTTTATTCGTTCATAATGATCTTTTGAATAGTTTTCTGGCCAAGAAGGGCGGCCTTTTGAGTCAAGGGCGTTCACACGGCTATAATGCCAATACTTTGACTTTTTAAATTTATCGACAAATCGCGTCAAAACCGTATCTAAACCGATTCTATTGTTTACCTTTATATAACGCGCTCTATCCTTGTACATAGCCGGAAATAAGGCTTGAAGCTCCCAATTCATAATTTCTTCCACGCGCTTTGGATTACGTACAAGTTCGTCGTCCTCTATATCGTCGGTTGTGATATAATCTGGCCTAATGGCTTGATTGTTGGTTCCTCGGGGGCTTTGGCCGCGACCAAGTGCAAAAAATGCAATATTGTCGCTTGTTACAAAGCTTCCATCCTCCCATGTGCCAAATTGATGCTTTTCGCCATAATCGTGAATGAGCCGGTTGTTGCTTGTAAATTGCGCTTGTATGTTGCTTAGTTTTTTTATCGCGTCGTTTTGATTTTTTCCGACCAATACCATTACGCTTATTTCGGGCGGTTCTTGAATCATAAGCCAAATTGGTATGAATATATTGGCGTGTGTGGATTTGGCCAATCCGCGCGCCCACTCCCAAATTCCTTGGTACATTGGGTTTTTCAAAACTTTATTGGCCGCTTCAATATGAAATTTAGCGCAATCGCTTTGGGCCATATTGGGAAAGTAGTAACGCACAAAAAAATTATAGTCCTTTCGGGCTCTCTTTATTCGCCGCGCTCGGTCGTCCTTTGATTCGTTGTGTGGAACCGAAGTAGCCGCCGCTATTTCATTGCAAAATCGCCTATATTCCGCAAGAGCTTTTTTGTGTTTGCTTTCGCCTGTCATAACAACGTTTAATCAGTGTTTAAGTCGGCCGCTAAGGCATTGTTTTGTTTAACACAATATAATTACCGTCCGCCATACTCGGAGGCCTTAATCGTTAAAAATTCTTGCGAGTGGGAAACGTAGTCTTTGTAAAACTTTTCGTCTTTTGTTTTAAGAAATACGCCAAGCTCTTTAAACGTCTTGATGTAGTCCTCAAGACGTAGGCTTTTTTTCATTTCACGAAGATTTTTTTCAAGCTTACTAATCACGTCTGCTTCTTTTGAGCTTGGGATTGGCTTGTCTCTGCTTTTTATATCATTCTTTAGGGCGTTAAGCATGTCGCGGTATTCACGATACCTGTTGTCGGCGCCGTACAATTCTTCCGCCTTTAATTTTTCCCACTCTTCTTTCCTTATCCAATTGTAGGCGGTTGACGGGTCCACGCCCACCATTTTTGCAATTTCGGGCGTGCTAAAGTCGCTTGTCATATAAAGTCGCTTGGCTCTTTGCTTTTTGCCCTCTCTTGTCATTTTTTTTTTATCAAAAGAGATATTTTTGACGCTTTTTTTTTAAACAAAATTCACGGAGTTCATTGATTTCATCAACACGGAGATAAAAGGCAAATAATTTAGCAAAAAAGCGCGCTTATTTATAACTCAAAGCAAAACATATGGCGACAATAGATATTCGAGGCTATATAGACGAAGAAATGAAAGATAACGCGCTTTCACAACTTAGCGCGCTATCCATTCAAACGCCCATCACCGTTCAAATTACAAGCGGTGGCGGTAGTGTTTTTGACGCCTACGCCATATATAACGAGCTAAAAAAATACGACAATGTAACCGTTACAATTAGCGGCCTTGCCGCTTCAGCGGCCACCATTATTGCGCTTGCCGGCAACAAAATAAAGATGCATCAAATGTCTTTGTTTATGATTCACAACTCAAGCGACGTTCAAATAGGCGAGGCAAGAAAAATGGAACAAACGTCCGACGTCCTTAAGAAAATTGACGCTCAACTAACGCAGGTTTATGCGAGCAAAACGGCTAAGTCCACTGAAACTATAAAAGAATGGATGAACCAAGAGCGTTGGTTTTCAGCGGAAGAGGCCTTGGCTGAAGGTTTTATTGATGAAATCATTTTTATTAATGAAAAAGAAAAAATAGGTGGCTACATGATGGCTATCGTGGCCTCTTTAAATACAAACAAACCTTTTAACTATAACAAACCTATCATGCAGAATCCCTCATTAAATATTAGCGTTATGGCCTTGGCGCTTGGAATGCCTCAAGCGGCTTCTCAAGAAGAAGTTTTGGGGTTTGCCTCAAAACTTAAGGCGGAAAACGACGCTTTAAAAAGCAAGCTTAACGACGCTTTAAGG